TTTCAGATTGTTGCTCCCGTTTATGATTGGTATCATTTTTTATCAGTTTGCGGAGTTGTTTCAATGGAGTTTGTATGCTATGTTTGGATTGTCAGGCATATTGATTTTGCTGTCATATATTATTCGTGTTCCAAAACTACAATTTCAATTCCGTTGGCTTTTTGGCAGCGGAATTTTTTTATTTATGGTCGCGTTGGCTTATAGTTTAAGTTTCCAACGGGAAAAAGCTGATAAGTTTGATCATCTCCATAAAAAAGGAGTTTATCGGGTTGAACTTACTTCTGCGCCAATTGAGAAGGCAAAATCTTATCTTTGTAAGGTTGATGTTTTGCAATTCCTCGATTCCACCTGGAAACCTGCTCACGGTCAGGCAATTCTTTATTTCCAAAAAGATAAAATGGCTTCAAAGCTATTGTTTGGTGACCGGTTGTTGGTCGAAGCTGAATTTACCACACCCGAAAAAGCGTTGAATCCTGATGGCTTTGATTATGCTGCTTATCTGAAACGACAAGGAGTGGGAGCAACCTGTTATATTTCCTCAGGAAGTTGGCAAATGACTGATCGGAATACCGGTTTTTCAATTCGAAGAGAAGCCGATAAATGGCGGAATTATTTGTTGGATGTGTATCGGAAGTTTAATACTCAAGGCGATGAATTTGCGGTTTTAGCAGCCCTGACACTTGGTTATACCGACGATTTACAACCAGATTTGAGAGCCAGTTATAGTGCTACCGGTGCTATGCATATTCTGTCTGTCAGCGGAATGCATGTAGGAGTTGTTTATATTGTCATGGCTTTTTTGTTGGGCTTTTTAAATAAGACGCAACGTCAAAAAGTTTTCAAAACAATTTTTATCATGTTGTTTCTGTGGGCGTATGCTTTCCTTTCAGGTTTGTCCGCAGCTGTGATTCGTGCCACACTTATGTTGGTTGTTGTTATACAAATACTAATTACAAAATATGATTGTAAGTCATTGAAATACAATAGTATATAAACAGCTAACTTTCAATACTTACCAGAAAAATAATTTTTTATTTAGGATAGTTTAACGATCCAGAAAAGCCAAACTTTCAAAAAATCGCTATTTGTGTTTTGTTGAGACAGGTTGAGGTCTGGCAACATGTTAAGAATCATGATATTAGCACCCCCCCATTGAATAAAAATCTACCAGCCAGACCACCAGACCAGCCAGTTATAATTTAAATTATATATTGTATATCAATTAGTTATATAATAAACAAAAAAGGTCTGTAACTCAATACAGACCTTTAAAACCTAAACAAAACAATACAAAACAATCTTATCACTCTTTTTCTTTGGTTGTCAAGAATGATGAACCGTAAACACCAAGGCATACAGCAACGATATAAGACAATACAGTTATTAATGTAGCTGGTAATGTCAATGGTACACTGGCATTCGCTGTAATGACTGCTAAAGCACCACATCCAAGTTTAAACATTATCTTTCTAAGTCTAACAAAAAAGGCTGGACTTTCTGATATAATTCTATTCCTTAATTGGATATAGTTATACTTTATCTTTGTGATGATGTTAGTAGTTATCATTGTATTGTTATTAGTTTATTATTTAATAATTACTTTCTAAATATATTTTATTTATAGATAGATTAATTGATGTTACTGGTGTCAATGCTGCATTAGATGCATTAACACCAAAGTTTAATAATGTTGATGCTGTTGGTACTGTGTTAATAGTTCCTGTAACTGTAACCTGTGTGTTTATATCAGTTATTGAATATTTAATTGATGTTCCATTAGGGTCACAATATAAATACATATCATACATTTTACCTGATGTTAATGTTAGTGTTGTTGATGTTTTATTAACTGTTCCTGTATTCTTACTTATAACATAAAGTAATCCATTGTCACCACTATCACAACCAAATCCAATGGTATCATTTAATGCTGATGGGTTGGCACTAACTACAGTATTTGCTATTGATAATCCTGCAAAGAATCGACCGCCATTAGTCCATGTACTAACACCACAACGAGAAAAGAAAGTAAAGCCAGCTTTCACACTATACATTAATTCAGTATTTCTAACACCTAACACTTGATTAGTTGTTGTTACAACATTAGCATAATTAGCTCTTTTAATTGATGTTGATGTTGATGTGAATGTTGGTAATGATTGTGCGAATGTTCCTGCTGACGTTCCAACTGTGCCAAGAAATAAACCACTTGTTGCATTAGTCTGTTTCCACTCTGTTACATTCTTCATATAACTAACTTGTGATACAGAACCATCAGCCATTAATATTTGAGTTGATGAACCACCTGTTTTAATAAATCCTGTAGAAGTAATTGTATTACTGGCTGTTATCTTTCCATTTGGTAGAATATAGAAATATTTAGTTCCTGGCAAACCATAAGTACCAGTTAAACCATCATAGTTAATACCAAATGAACCATCATCTGGTGTAGTATTAAAGTACCATCTACGACCACCAACGCCATTACTTGCAGTGCTTTCTAAAACAAAGCCTAAACCACCAGTACCATCACCGTAAAATCTTACATCTTTATCAGCACAATTTAAGTCTAGCATGTAAACACTATCATTTGGAATACAATTAATACCTATTGCATTATTACCACTGGTTAACATACTATCAACATATGTAGAACCATTATATACAGGTATTTTATTTAATCCTATAGCTGAAATTGTTCCATCTTTACCATCAACACCATTAATACCATCAAAATAATCAACACCTTTCACTGGTGTATAACCGCTTAAACCATCAAAGTAATCTACACCTTTCACTGGTGTATAACCATCAATACCATTAATACCATTTGTTACAGGTAGATCAGTTAATAATGAGCCATCACCAATTATTTTACCAGATAGTGTTATGTTTTCAATATTTAAAGTACCTGTATTATCAAGTGTTATAGTATGTTCACCGTTATTAGATTGTAATGTTGAATCACTGTTTTGATTATGACTTATTGATCCAACAGTACTAATATTATTAGATAAGTTGTTTAATGTATCATCTAATCCAGTTATTTGATCTTTAGTTAATCCTGTTAGTAATGAACCGTCACCAATAAAATAAGCACCTGTAACATTACCTTTATATATACCATCACCATTATTAGTTAATGTATATAATTTGTTTACACTGTTATCTTGACCCTCAACAGTTGTTATATTGTTCCAATTCCACAAATCAATTGAACCAGCTGAATTAATTTTACTTGTATATATTGATTGATTATTTTGATGGTGTAAAGTAGTAATACAAAAATCACCAAATAAATTTTGTTGGGTAACATCATCAATAGGATTGATGTTTAATACTAACATTTCTGTATCAATTTCTTTAATATATACATTGCCATTCAGCCAAATACTAGCATCTTGTGGATCATTTAATGTATTTGCATTTTTAATGTAATCATCAGAATTAAATACAGCATCTTTACCATCAACACCATCTTTACCATTAATACCATCAAAATAATCAACGCCTTTAATTGGTGTATATCCACTTAAACCATCAAAGTAATCAACACCTTTAACTGGTGTATAGCCATCTTTACCATTAATACCATTAATACCATCAAAATAATCAATACCCTTAACAGGGGTATAACCATTTAAACCATCGAAATAATCTACACCTTTAACTGGTGTGTTTCCGTCCTTACCATCCTTACCAGTAACACCGTCAAAATAATCTACATTCTTGACAGGTGTATAACCATCTTTACCAATTAAGCCATCTTTACCATCAAAGTAATCAATCCCTTTAATTGGTGTGTGTCCATCACGCCCAGCAAGACCATTGAATGTTATTTGTCCGTTGAGATTTATTTCTTTTGGTTCAACTTCAATATTATCTAATTCAGGGTAATATGTTGTATCTTTTATTAATTCAATAGGTTCATAGTTAAATACATAATCAACATCATTAATTGTGTAGTAAACAATAATACAATAAACACCTTGTAAATCTGTATTTTTTGAATCATAATATAAATCAATTGAATTAGTATTTACTTTGATTGTAGTGTTTAAAATAATAGATGGTTTATGTGAATAACTCATTTTAACGCTTACATTTTCAGCATTATCAAAGTTTTCAATAATCATTTGATTATCTATATTTTTTCTATATATTTTTAGTTCAATTGATAAATAATTACCTATTTTGTGCGCTATCATTGTATTGTTATTATTCTATTATTTTCATTAATTCGTCATAGTACCATTGTCTTTCAGTCATACCATTGTGACCGCCATTAATAACCCTAACTACTTCTTTAAAGTCTGGTTTATCTGCCAGTGTGTTTAGCTTATGAGTTGACCAAAACCAACAGGCTGAACGAGTTGCATTATCTGGCTGCTCTAGCAATTCAGGAAATTTAATAAAGTCTTGATTGAATGCTTTAAATAATAATTGATAGTTAGTTCGACCAGTTATTTGAATTAAACCTCTGCCTTTAAATTTTACACCATCACCAGCAATTGTATTACCCAAATCTTTTCTAAACTCATAAGCATGACCGCTGGCTAGTTCTTCGGTATATATTAATCGACCAGATTCAACCAATAGATTAGCAATAAAAGCTGATACCCTTAACTTATTATTAATGTCATATTCTACCATATATTTATTCAATAATGGTGTAAATAAATTTGCCTTTGATGTTGATATTTTACCGTTACATAGCTTAATAAGTAATTCAGGTGTTAGCATGTATTTGTTTAAATCTATTCATTATTTTGTTGTAACATTCCAAGCAATAATAATGTCTACCAATCTTATTAATATATTTGACTGGTGTGTTTATTTTGCATAGACTACATTCAATTTTCATTCTACAATAACACCATCTTTATATTTATCCAAGGTCAATAGATATTTTTCTGCATTATCTTTTACATCACCATCAGCTGAAAAGAATAAGGTATAATTTTTAGGACTTTCAACAGGTGCAACACCAGTAGGTGCATAAACAGGTGTTTGGTTATCGCTTATATAAATATATTCTGTTTCAACAGGATTTAAACCCTGTTCTTTAATCTCTTTTGATAGATATGTTTTTACATTAAAATTCACTGATTTATTTTCAAAATCTATATTAATATTACTGATGGTTATATATGCATTGTCTGCTACTATACCATTTTTAAAATCTATTGTTTTTTGTAAACTCATTTTGTTTAGGTTATTTGTTTTATTATTTTACTTCTGCTTCTGGTGCTGGTTGTAATTGTGCACTAGCTGACTGTTGCAATTCATTAATCAATTTGAATACTTGTTCAAATGGTTGTTTAGCTAAAGCGTTAAGTACTGCATTAATTTCATCAACTGTCAATTCAAAATTTAATTTTTTGTTTTCCATATTATTTTTCTTTGTGTAATTTATTTGTGTTTATTTTTCTAATTCTATTAGCACATTCAGTATTTCCACAATAGAATTCTTTCAATTTTATAATCTGCTTATCTTTATCATTAAGCATATTTTGTGCTTCTATTAGTTGATTCTTTAATGTATTAATTGCTTTAGATAATGTATCAAGTTCTTTTTGTTTTTCTATTAGTTGCTTCTGTAATGCTTCAACCTGTTTAACAAAGAATGTAATTTGATTTTGATATAATTCATTATTATTTTTTTCAACATCAATCAATTTTTTATTTATGTCTAATGTTTCATTATCCTTATCATGTTTATATTTTAGCAGTTTTGTTATTAAAGGAAATAGCCATTTCTGACCAGCTAAAAAAGTAGCTACAGAACCAAGGGCTGTTATAATTGCTGTTAACGTTATTGTCATTATTGATTAATTGATATATTTTTATTATTTATTAGAAACATTCTTTTATATATAAATGTGTGATTCTATGCAGTACTATATTATTAAATGTATTTCATTAGCGGACACAAAAAAACACCACTCAAATTAATGAATGATGCTTTAATTATATTTATTTGAAATATTAATAGCCTATTGCAAACCACATACCAGTATTAGTTTTTCCATAGTTATTAAAATAAAAGCCAGTTCTTGTTAAACTTGTAAAAGAAAATGCTTCTGTGTTATTACTTGAAATATTTGACCCATGAATTGATAATACCGCATTAGGGAAAGCAATCGGAAAAGTAACATTACTGTTAGCTGCATTTGTTCCCCATTGCATAATCATTCCATTGCTTAATTTCTGATAACCAGCTGTAGCGAATGAATGGGCTGCATCATAACTTGTAGCTGCCACTGAATAGTTTGGAATATTTAACACATTACCACTAAAAGTTGCTGCACCAGATGTATTATTTGTTGTCACCGTTATCGGTGCTTGTGCTCCTACTTCACTATAGCCATAAGATGGTTTAGTTGATTGTTTCGCCCAGCTATATACATCGTTAGCCGATGCACTACCAGCACTATTGGCATAGTTAGCACTGTTAGCATATCTAACCCCCAAATCTGATGGTTCAACCCATCCAGAGCCAGAATAAGCACCATTATTAAAAACACACCTTGCATAATCAATATATTGTGTCCCCTCAGGTCTATGTGTTGCATATGCATCATGAACATGATTTGTTGCTGCTGCCCATTGTCCAAAATTAGAACTATTCAAATAATATACCCAGTTGCTATAACTTCCACCGCTTATATTTCTAGTTGCCAATTTATTAGCATTATCTTCCCAACCCCAAGCAACTTGCACACCCCAATAATTTGAACTGTTAGTATGTCTGAAATTCTGTTGAAACCACCAAGAACCACCAGCGTTATTTGTTCCACTAGCACCAACATCACCACCATAAGTTAATGTTCCTGCTGGTGTTGCTTGAAAATCTCCATTCCATGTACCTGTAGCACCTCTTTGCGAAATGTAATTAGAACTATTTAAAGAGCCTGAATAATTGGCATAGTTAACATTCAAACTGTTTGCTGTACCAGATAAACCCGAACCAGACCCATTAAATGAACCACCAATATATATATCACCATTCGCTGCAATTCCATTACTAACATATACATCATTACATTGCATACTTTTTTTTGTAGTTATTCCACCAAGGCAATATATAGCACCTTTGTTATTATCAAATTCAGCTTGTACAGTTGAATTTACTATTAATTGACCACTAGCTGTTATATTATTAGCTATAAAACTAGCATTATTATATGTCCTTACATTACCCGATTCAGTAGAATAAATACCAGTTGCATAAGTTTCATTATACCAACCACAATTACCAGCACTTCTAAACCAACCGTCAGAACCATTAGTATGTGCAGAGCCATTTAACATATTTGCTGAACCAGCTGAATTAGCATAGTTAGCACTGTTAGCACTGTTAGAATAGTTAACGCTTTGACTTCCTATATTAGATGTATTAATTGCTGTACTTGATAATTGATATGGAGAAAGTGCATAACTTGTTATATATCCATTTGGATTAGTTGCATTATATGGAGTATAACCAAGACCACTAATAATTAATGCACTTGATACACTGTTAACATTACCTGCTGTTGTCGCATAAGTTGAATTATCAGAATGTGCAACATTAACCCCTTTATTATAATTACTTGTTAATTGAAAATAATTACCGTCAAAACTATGTGTTAAATAATAATCATTTGGATAATTGACACACCATAATTTTGTTGCACTATCAACCCTCATATTTGGTGCAGTACCATAAAGACCAACAGCCGAACCAATAAATTTACCATCAGAATAAACATCACCATGTAATGTTATTGTATTAGCAGTAATAGAGTTTACACCAGTTATATTATAAAGGTTCATTAATAAATTACCATAAGATTGTATGTTCGTACCTTGATGATAGTATTGCAGAATAATTTCTTTTCCGTTGAATGAATCTAAATGCAGACCATCACCAAGTATTATTTTTCCATTATTATGAGCTAATGTATTAACATAGAGAAAGTTGTCATTCATTGTTAATATGCCATTCATTGTACCACCATTAGCAGTTATTGAACCATAAGCATTAATTGATCCACCAGCATATATATCACCATTTGCAGCTATTCCAGTTGATGAATAAAAGTCATTAGCTTGTATTGATTTTTTAGCTGTTATACCACCAAGTGTATAAATTGAACCTACATTATTATCAAATTCAGCTTGTATATCAGATGTTATATTTAATTGACCTGTTAGTGTTCCACCTGTTAAAGACAAATAATTATTTAAGCTTGAACTAGTTATATAACCAGATGGATTATTTGAATTATAAGGAATATAACCCAAAGTATTAGTTATTAATGTACTTGTTAGTCCAGCCAAATAATTTTTATTTTCAACCGTTACTAGTCTATTGTTAATTGTACTAATAGAATAAGCATTAAAAGTGCTTGATAAATCTGTATCAGCAAATAAATCATTAATATTTGAATAACCATATACTGTTTTAATTAATCCAGAACCACCACCAGAATAACTAATACCACCAGAATAACTAGTTGAATTTGTTGTGTTATTTTTTGCTATATCTCTTATTATAAAATCCATTTTAAAATTTGTTTGTGTATTGCATTATTATTTTATACCTTTTCGATGATGGTTAATAAATTATTATCATTGTAATAATCAATAGACATTTTATCAACTATGAAGTTTTTATTTTGAAATAAACTACATGTAAATAATGAATAAGGTTTATAATCATTTTCCAGTGTTAGGTTTAATTTAACTCTAGGGCTTGAATATTGATTTACATATTTTTCAATTATGTTATATTCTTGTAGCTGAGTTTTATTTAATACCTTATTATTTATTGATTGATTATATGAATATGTACCATCATCATTTAATTGAATAACTGAACTAAAATTCAACCCTTTATTTGTCTGACTACATATTTTAAAATCTAAATCACTGAATTGATTAATATAATCTGTATCAATTACATTTAGATATTGTGTGTCTGTACCTGTATTTTTTTCAGCATTTTGATTTACTAAATTAACTTTGAAATCCTTCAAAAATACATTATCAACTCTATGATGAGGTATAATATTTTGAGGTGTATAAAGAACAAAATTAACATCACCAAAAATCTGATCTGTTACCTTAATTGGTATTTTTTGCCCGACATCAGTTATTGAATCAATATATTGATTTTTCACCGAAAACCACTTATTAATTAAATGTGATTCATCACCTTTTTTGAAATAAATTTTAAAAGTTGATACTGTTGTTGTCCATACTGTACCATTCCAGTATTTATTTCCAATTTGCAATGTTGCAGTTAAATATAAATTATCATCTGTAAAATTTGTATCATCGTCAATACTTTCGGTTTGGTCTATATACCATTTCTGAGGCTGATTTGTCCAACATGCAGAACCATCGATTATTATGTAAAAAGCGTCATATAAATAACTATTTTGTGGAACACTGCCAGCTTTATTAAATAAAACAGGTTTTAACATATTCTGTGTTGTATTTGGGTTGCTTTCTTGATGCCTGAATAATTGAATAATATCGCTATATGACACACTATCAGTACCTTTAGCAGTCTCAAAATAAGCTTGTCTACTGACTAAAGCACCAATATTATTTTCTAAAATAGGCATAGTTGTATAATCAAAATTTAACTGTTGCCAATTGTTATCATCAACATACCATGTTGTTAAATATTGGTCATGTTTATAGTATTTATTATAATATGTCCAACCATTATCAAACCATAATACAAAGTCATTCCATAAAAAATGGTTATATTGTGTAACAGAAATATTAGTTAATTGTGTATCATCAAAAAAATCTGGTATAATTGAATCTTTGTTATTTAAGACTGATTTAATTGATATTTGATTATAAGTTGTATCTAATTCAATAGTACCGCCATTAGCTTTAAAATTAGTCCCTGTTATGTCATTTATATCATTTAATACTACTTGACTAATTGAGTAATTTAACCAGTTATTTGATGTTGAATACTTGGTATAATTTGTATTATTATTTCTAATATAATCAAAATCTAAAATATATAATGAATCACCAAAAGCTGTTAATGTATATCCAAGAAATTGCATTATTTCCGTTAAGACTTCTTTATATGTCATTGATGTTTCATTAACTGCTGCTGTTGTATCTGTTGCAGGTTGTGAATCATTGTTAAAGAAATTTTGTTCAGGTATAAATAATTTATTGATTATATTAGTTGAATTTGTTGATCCTGTTAATGTATTATTTTGATTAATATATATGTTATTATAACAGTTACATTGTTTTATACATTGAATAATAATATCTTCAAAACTTACTATTTTTTTGTTCATATAATCAATTTGTTTATATTGGAAGTTATCAAGTGTTGATAATCCGTCAATTGCTTCAATTTGTAAGTTTTCTAACTCTTGTTCAAATCCCTGTGTATAAATGTTCGGTGTAACATATCCAACCCATTCAATAGTATTATTGTCTAGGTTGGTTAATGTTAATTTAGTTCCTTGTGCTGTACTTGAATAAATATCAAAATAATAATCATCAACAATTAAACCAGCTGTTGCATTTGAAAGTTTCAAAGGTTCATAATTCATTTTATCACCATTTAAATCTACTTTAAAAGGTTCACCAGAAAAAGTTAATTGTGTTGATTGTGTAGAATCATTATTTGTTATAATATCAACTTGATATAACTTATTATTTATATTTTTAAATTGTCCTGTGTATAACATTTTAGTTTACTTTACTTTTTATTGCATTATAATTTTTTTGAGATAAATATAAATCTTTTCCATTTATTTTAGTGTCCAATACAATGTAATGTGTTTGTGCTTGACCTGAGATTAATGAACCTACATTGTTAACTCCATTAGCAGTTAAAACACCCTCACCACTATTAACCATTGCCAGAACCTTATCACCTTGAAAACTGTTACCACCAATCATACCACCAGTTGCAAATTTCGGTAAATTACTAAGTAAACTAGTTGCTGATGCTGCTGCTGATGCCATTTCAATTAGATTTAAAGGAAATGGTAAATCTGATGCTGATGCGATAGCCCCAGACATAGCAACTGCGCTATTTGCTGCAACTTTTGTTTTATCTGCATCGGTTTGTTTTGAATCATTTTCTGTACTATCACTATTATCATCACCTGAACCAGCTAATTTTTTCAAATCAGTTAAATCAACTTTTGGTTTATCAGTTTTTAATGTGGCTAATGTGCTTTTAATTAATTCTGGTTTATTTGCTTTATCATCAAGTTTCTTTTGTTCTATTTTAGCTTTAGTTAATTTTTCTGTTATAGCAATTAATGTTTGCATTGTTTTAATAGCAGTGGTTATATTATCAATGCTATTAGTTATTGCATCCCATATACTAAGAATCTTTTCCCAGCCTGTTGATTTTACATTAGAAAATGTATCATTAACCGCTTTGAAAGAATTATATAAATTCTTTGCACTATTGGCAACCTCTTTAACGCTGGAATAAACACCAGTATTTAATTGATGCTGCAAGTCTTTTACATCCTCTTTAACCTTAGCTATTTTAAGAGCCTCTGCAAGACTAGGGGCTTTTTTTAATGCATTGTTCAATTCATCAATTAAACTGTCTGCTTGACCATTAAACTGTGCTTTAAGCTTGTCTAAATCGCCACCAGCATCAGCCATTGATTTTTTAATGTCTTTTACACCAGCATCTGTAAAAGCTTTTTCAATAGCCTTAATGTAATCATCATTCTGCTGTGATTTGTCTTCTAATTTTTCAGTGTTATTTTTATTGTAATCGAATGTATGGTCTATTTCTGGTTTAGCAGGTAAATCAAAAGAATAATCTTTTTTAGCTAATTCTTTTTGTTTATCCTTTACGGTTTTTACAAAATCATTAGTACCAAAGTTAACACCCTTTATAGCTGAAATAGTTCTTAATGCTTCATCGACAACACCAGCCATTGCATTAGTATATTCATCCTGTGTAATAATACCATTCTTTAAATAACTGTCTTGTTCAGCTAGTTTCTTTAAATAATTATCTTTAGCAGTATCAATTTTATCGTCAATACTTGATAAAGGTTTATAAGATTGAATTGATTTATAAATTGTATTATTTTTAGCTTCATCTTTTGTTAATATACCACCATATTGTTTTTTACCCTCTTCAACATGTTTATCAAAAGCAATGTTATATTCTCGTTGTGAAATAACATGATTATCCAATTGATTATTTAATTCTTGTGTTTTCTTGATATATGCAGCCTGTACATTATCAATTTCTTTTTGATGTTTTTCTGCTTCTGTATCTTCACCAGTTCCACCACCAAGACCAGTTAATTTAGTATCAGTTGTATCACCTGTATTATCACCTAATTGAGATTTAAGTTTGTTTTTTTCTCTTGCAATACTATCTCTTATTTTATATAACTGGTCACGTTCTTTTAATAAATCACTTTTATTATCTACTAGTTTACTGGAAACACCTTTACCACCATTAATATCATTCCTTAATTTATTATCTATAACATCAATTTTAGATTGATTTTCAGCAATTTTATCATCATTCGGATTCTGTTTGTTTAATAAGTATTGATACTTACTTTGTTTGTCTAATAAATCAAGTCTTTCACCTATTTTCTTGTTAATATCACCAGCGATTTTTAAACCATCTTTATCATATTTGTAATTAGTACCTAAAATTGAATTGATGGTATTTAATGCGGTTTGTCTTTCCTTTAACGAAATTGTTGTGTCTTCAATAATCTTTTTTGAATTCCTTAGTTCATTTAATTGACCATTACTTTCACCTGCATTTTTTAAACCAGATGTGTAATCTGTCCAAATTGCTTTTAACTCTTTTGCTTTCTCTGCTATGTTTTGAAAGTGTTGATAAATTGCTATTGCGCCAGAAATAATTATCATTGGTAAAAATGCACTAAATGCCCCTGATATAGCTGAACCAACATTTTTAGCTGCAAATGCTAATGTTCCAAATTTTTTGGCTGCAAACTCTTGTTGTGCGCCACTTTCTGCTGCTGCAATACTTTCAGCTAAATATCTTTTTTGAGATGATTTTGTTAATGTCGAGTTTAAAAGTTCTTGTTGTACTGCTACTTTTTCAGCTGCTACAGCCTGTTTAATGTACGATTGTTCTGCTGCTGTTGTAACAGTTGTATAACCATCTTTAAAGGCTTTAAAAGCTTTTCCAATGATAACAGTACTAACTATATTTAAAATAGTATCACCGACAAGTTTAAAGTTTTCAACTATCCAGTGGAAGCCCTCACCAAATGATTTAACTATGTTCTTATATATATCACCAACACTTAGTTTTTTTGTTAACTCTTCAAAGTCATTGCCTATGCGATTCATTGCACCGCCTATTGTATCGGTATCAACATTTTTAAATGCTTTTTCAAGTTCTGCCCCAAATTTTGGCATTATATCAGATGCGATTAATTGACCATGTTTAGCCATATCACGGAGCTTGTCAGTTGTAACGCCTAAAGATTTTGCCATTATTGACAATGATTCAGGCAATGCAGAACCAAGCCCACCAATCAACATTTTAGTGGTTATTTGCCCTTTTTGCATCATTTTACTAACTGCGTCAAGTGCTTCAGCTTTTTGTTCAGGTTTAGCACCTACAGCCAACAAAGCAGAATTCAAACCAGTAAATAACTGTTGTTGATCTTTAATGTTGATACTACTTGATTTTGCTGATGCTGTGAACTTAGCAAAAGAACCAGTCATTTCATTAACTGATAATCCAAGCTTGTTAGATAATTCAATTATGTATTTTTGATTTTCTCCATATTCAGCCAGTGAACCAGATGCAACTTTTAAAGCCTTATTAACTGCTGCTGATTCTCTAGCAACATTAATCATTTCTTTAACTATATGCTCGAACCCTAAACCAGCACCAAGCAACCCAGCCATTGACATTGCAGTTGATTTTATTTCATTCAAACCATTTTTAATTTCTTGTTGTCCCCTTTTGAACTGTTCCGTCATAAGGTTCACGGCAATTCCGAAACTCAAATTATTAGCCATATTATATATTGATATTTACTTTATTATTTTTGAATTAATTTCTGCATTTGATTTTTCATTATATTATCAAATTCATTCTTGTTAATCTTATTCTTTTCTATTTGTTTTTTAATGCTTTCTTGCTCCCACGGGAACGGATAAAATTTTTGTGGTGTATTAATCTTGTCACTTGAAATATGTGGTAAAATCGACATAAAACACCATAATCTTTCCCTTTCCATAATCATTTTATTTTTGTTATTATATGCTGTTGTGTAAATATTAATCTCATTAATATTCATTTCATTCATTACATATTCAGGATTTAAACCGCATTGAACTATTAATAACCCTGCAATGTCTTTCATAAATACAACTTCTGGTTTTTCATCTGTTTCAATTGAATTATTTTCTATTTCTTGTTTGTCGTTATTCTTTACAAACTGTTCAATTAATTGATACATTCTTTTAAACTTTACTGATATTTCACTAGCAATATTTTCATTATCTATAATACTTAAAAACTCATCATATAAGAAAACTTCTTTATTGTTTTCCAGAACTAAACAATACATTAATTTTAATATATCTTCTGTATTTTCATAATCAATTTGATAGAATGATTTACCTGATAATTGTTCATAAGAAATAATTGATCTTAGATTCAATTTAATTTCAATAGGTTTTATTTTTGATAGATAAATTACTGTTAATACATATTCAACTAACTTTTTGATTATACTTTTCATATAGGTTACTCTTTTAATATATATGTGTGTTTTCATACAGTGGTGGACATAAAAAAAGCTGGTGAAATAAATCACCAGCTTTTAATATTTTAAATTCTTAATTGAAATTATGCTTTAGCTAAAGCCCCTGAACCCTCTAAAGTCACAGAACAATCAACTACACTATCATGTACTGAATTCTGATCTAATGAAGTGATAAAAGCAACGCCACTATATTTAGGTGCACCAACAACTTGTTCAAATGTAATTGGGTCACAATCCGTTAAAGTTACATTAACCGACTGTTCAGCCATTTGTGCAGCGAAAAGTGTATCATAAGAAGTATCACCAGATACAGCGGTTTTGAAAAAACTTGATGTAATGTTCCAGCTGATTTGACCAGGCAAAACATTCTTGAATTTTCCGCTAAATTTTGAAGTGGTGTCAATAGTTGCGCTAGTAGATGTTAATTTAAAATCTTTAGAAAATGCAATTGGTTTATCATTGATGTAAACTAAGCAGGTGTTAGATAGTTGTAAATCTGTGTTTGAATTATATGAAGTACTCATAGTTAATTATATTTTTGTTTTTGTTATTTATTTTATTTCAAACTGTAATATTTGAAAATATTTTTTATCAATTAAATCTTCTGCTGATTCAATTAATTTACAGTTGTATTTATATCCATCTTTATTAAGATGTGTTCCATTAATTATTTTATTTGCCAGTTCAACTATTTCAATACTTTCATCATAATCATCCGATCTTATTGCATAAGTTACAACTGCTTTGTAATTAATAATAATATCATTCATTGTATATTCAGGTATTGATTTATCCCTGTAATAAAATATACAATTACCGTCAGTTTCTTCTGGTGCATTAATTGGAAATATATTTGTATTAACCAGTGCTTTTAAATCTTCATTATCAAGCAACAATTTTCTAATATCTGTAGTTATTGAAAATTTTGTAAATCCTTGTATTGTTGCCATTACTTATTAATTAAATTTATTATTCCTCTTTCAATACCAGAATATATTTTTTCAATCGCTGATATTTGATTAGTTTCTATTGCCTCAGTCCAAAAATGATTACCAATAACTTTACCTCTGTATTGACCTTTCTTGTTATATCTTTCATCAGTACCTTTATCAATCAAATGTGCATGTGCTCCACTCTTTTCAAATCCTGCCAGTACACCCAACTTATTACGCTTTAATTTCTGTCTGAAAGAATATAATAATTTACCCTTTTGTGTACCTTTTAATCTATCCCTTAAATTTGCTTTACCAGCATTAATAAATAGAGCACTAGCATCTTTTAAACCTTGTTGAACTACCTTATCAGATTGAAAACCATTTAAATTTTCAATAGCTTTATAAATTCTATCAAAATCAATTAATGTAGTTTCTATTTGCATTTTTTTTTATTTGTTGATCTTTTCTAAAGTTAATTCAATTGTATTTTCAGCAATGTTTTTATCAAAAGATGATATTCTATAATCATTTTTTTCATATTCAACAATCAATAATTCATTAATCAATTTATTATTTCTTAGTTTAAACTTTAATTCATTAGCATGAAATAATTCTTTAGCATCTAAAATAAATTTACCAACCTGTTTAACCTTTGCAGCCTTAGTTTTTAGTATTTCAACCATAACTTTTTTTGGTGCACCTGAATCAGTTTGAATAGTTTGATTTTCTTTGAATGTAAGTGAGTAAATTAAAGTTCCTGCTGCTAATCCCATATTATTAATATTGTTGGTAAAAATCTAGTAAATACTCATAATTGAATGGTAATGATGTTGTTTTGGTTGCAAAACTTACTATTTCCCTATTCTTATAATGTTCACCGATAAATAATAACATTGCCCTTGATAATGGTGCAGGTAATACACCATTATTTAAGGTTACAATGTCATCTAATTTTCTATTAATATGCAATTCAACAACTGTTTCAGCAAGACCGATTAAATCGTTAATATAATTATCGTCATCCAAATATGAGTAATCAATATTCAAATGTGCTTTAGCTTGTGAAAGTGTTATATACATGTTAATTATTTGTTTTTATTATTATGCTAATTGTGATACTACATAACTAGGTCTAACCCAAGCTGCATCATAGAAAGCGTTAATTATAATTCTAACTTTACCGTTAATCATTTGGCTTACATTATCAATTGTTAATACAACTGATCCCCATTGACCAATCCACAAATCGTTAAAATTAGCTGCGATTATACCTTTACCATAAACATTACCAGAGTTAAATGTTTCATAACCATCTATTTCACCACCATCATATACAAATGAAGCTTGATTTTTTACTGTAGATTTCAAAATTGCTTTTGCTTTGTTTGATACAATAAATTTGTAATCGTTAACATTCAAGTCTTCGATTGCGCCCTCTAATGCTGTAATACCTGTATAGGTTGCTGAAGTAGTACCAGTAACACCGTTGAATAAACCAGCTGGCATATTTCCTGTACCTGCTACATTACCAAGGATAGTTTTTTCTAATTTTTGATTAATTGATTCTTGTAAAGATGCAATCAATTGAGTGTTAGCATCATTAGAATCTTGATTCAAAAATTGCAATGATACATCAACGAAAGTTGTTAATCTTTTTGGCTTCATTACTTGTTCAGTAAATGCGCCTGTTCCGTCCTGTGCTGCTGCTGTTTCACCTGCCCACAATGAACTAGTTGCAGAGTATGAAGGCAATGAAAAATCATTAACCAAACCAGCCACGAATTTTGCACCTGCTTTTTGTAGGATTAAATTTGGTTGCAATGCCATAGTTAAAGAGCTTTTAGTTTCTCCAACATTTTCAATACCGAAACCAACACCAGTAGCGTTAATATCTCTAGTTTCGCCCATTGGTATATATAAATCACCACCAGCTGACAAACCAGTTCTTTTTAGTTCTTCTTGACCTCTTTTGCTGAATTCTTTTTGTTCATCTGTTAAGCCTCTTTTATTTGCAATTGCACTAATTGCGGAAATTAAATTGAAATTTTCCATTTTGTTTCTTGTTATTTCTTTATTGTTATTTTTATTTATTTCAGTTGATTTTGTTTCAACTGTTTCATTTATTTCTAAACTTCTTTTATTGTCATTACATGCAGTTTCGGGGTCTTCTTCTTCATCTTCTTCATCTTCTTCAACTGTATTAATTGAACATGTTTCTGTTTCTCCTGTATGGCTACATTCTGCTTGTTCTTCTGCTGGTGTTTCTTCACATTCATCAGAATCAGTATTAACTATTAAATTTGTTGATAAGTCTAATGAATTATCTGTGTTAACTTCTGTTGAATCATCAGTAACAACTATGTTAATAATAGTGTCTCTTTTTTCTTGTTCTTTTTCTTGTTCTTTGTCTTGTTCTTCCATCATTCTAATGTATTCTGCACTGGTGGCTTCATAGGCTGGAACATATACAGGGCTTATATCATGTAGTTGATTGATCTGTGTTATTTTCCTTAATGTTGTACCATCTGGCTGTATTATTTTTTCAAAATTTGAAACACTAAAACAGAAAGAACTAGCTGTAATATCACCCCTTTTAATGGCTTCAATTGTGCTATTACCTAAATCTGTGTTAGGCGCTTCAAAAGAGTATTTTAAACCAACTGAATCAACAGTTAATTGAAGTGTTCCAACTCCATTTTTTGACCTTGCCAAAACTCCCTTATTGAAGTCATGATTAAGCAAAGCATAAACATCACTTCTTTCAATTACGCCATCAAGGCAATTAGGGTCTAAAATTTCATAAAAGCTATTATTTAAAAACTCCGACATTGAATTAAAAACTAATGCATAACCCTCAATTAATCTTGATTCACTATTTGCATTTAATTTATTGTCTAGTTTTCTTATCTCTCTTTTTTCCATTGTATATTAAATTATGTGTTATAATGTGCAGCAAAATTTTAATTAACTGATTCTGTAGTTGTTGAATCAGTGTTTTCATTCAATATCTTACTGTCTTTTGGTTGTGTTAATTCTGTTGGATTGTTTATTAAATTCAATGGAGACATTTGTTTTTGCATATAATTATTATCACCATGTTCAATTTCATCAAAATTTAATGCTTTACGGACTTCATTAACTGAAAGTACACCAGATTGTAATAATGTTTTGTAATAATTAGCTGTAGTTACTTTGTCAGTTGATAGCATATCAGTTACATCAAATTTTATTGACATACTGTTATCAGTAAATAGTTTTCTATTAAATTCATCTTCCATCATTTTCATTAATGGCTTTAACGATGTTTCAAGAAAATCTAAGTTTACTTGCTCCAAACTTGAATAATTTGAATCTCTTAAATCAAATGCTTTAACTGGATTTACATTAAAGAATCTGCATATATCAATTACACTATATTGTCTTGATTCAAGCAACATACTATCTTTTGGATTGATTGATATTGATTCATATTCTAAACCATTTGGAATAATTGCCATACCCAAAGAATCAGCACCGCCAAATGAGTTAAACCATGCATTTTTAATGTCCTGTCTTTGTTTATCATCAAGTCTTTGAGTTGATTTTAATAAACCGTTACTGGCTGCACCAGATTTGAAAAAATTGGCTGCATGATTTTCGGCATCACTGGCACTTTGTAATGTGTTAAGTGCATAACTTATTACGCTAACACCATGTATAAAATCATCTGAATTAATTTTAAAATGAAGTATATTGCTTGAATCAATTGCTTTTGGATAACTCAACACTGTATAGTTTACTAAATCTAGTTTCCAATCATAGTTAACTGTTACCCATTCAAATGGTAGATATTTAATTGAAATGATATTTCCTTTATTATCTCTATTGATTAAAGCATATGCGTTACCTTTCAATAATATTGAATTAATAACATAGGTGAAGAAATTGAAAGCTGATATATTTGCTGATGGTTCAAGGTTTAGAATTCTGTTAAGTGTGTGTTTATAATCAATACTTTTAAATCCTGTTGTTTCATCAGTTGAATAAACATTAATTGGTAATGTTGCAATCCCGTTACTTAATGCATCAACACACTTTTTCACTGCTCCAAGTCTCAAACTTTTAGAACTTACAAAACTTGAAATAGCATTAAAACTCAATGCATCAGAATAAAAACTTCTTGTTTCCTGTTCTGCTGGTGCTGGTGGGGTTGGTATATTTTTATTTCTATTAAATATGCTCATATTATTAAATTTCTATTTATATATGAATGTGTAATTTTATGCAGCATTTTAATTATATGGTATAAAAAAAGGGTAATGACATTAATCACTACCCTTATTATATATTAGTTAATATTAGAATGAATATATATCAAAATCATATTCTTCAACTGGATTTTGTAAGTAACCACCTAAAGCAGTTAACATAGCAATAACACCATCTATTTTTAAACCCTCTGAAACTTTTAATGGTTTTACATTCTCATAATTATCTGGTTTTAATACTACATTTTCAAAACAGAAAGTTGTTATATCATTTGAATCAATTACAACATTATCAGAATAAATTAATCTTTCAAATTCTTTTGTTGGTCTATTATAACTAGCCTGTGTTTGACTAAATGGCATCATTGGCAAACCTTTATCTGTGCAATTTATAACGAATTGTGAAGCGTTATAACTATCATAATAACACATTTGAATATTACACATTTCACTAATTTTCAATATATCATTCATTACATAATCATAATCTGTAACATTACCCTGTGTAATTGTAATTTGTTTTTGATAATGCCATTTTTTATATCTTTCTTTTTGCTTATGCTCTGTTAATATACTAGCTGGTAAATAATATTTTGTAATGAAATAATACTTATCATCTTTTTTACACATTACTGACATTGCTGTTAAATCTCGATTTTTGGAAAGATCAATACCCAGTGTTACATCACAACCAGCAAAATCATTAATATCAAGCTTCTTACTATTCTTTACTATCATTTCATGAGACAACCAAGTTTCCGAAGAAGAACACCACATATTTAAATTTTTTGTTTTTACTGGTACTTCTTGACTAGGGTTATTAATTGCATTTTGTACTTCTATTTGTATTTCATCAACTGAAACAGTGACATTTAAGTTAGGGTTTGATTTAATCCAAACATTTTTGTCTGTCCAGTTATCATTTTCATCAAGTTGAAATAACATACAAAAAAAATCATCCTGTATTTTAGTTCCCTGTAGTATTTCTGTTGCTGTTTTATACATTTCATAACAGGGGCTTTGTAGATTAAAACCTGCTGTTGAAATAACCATTCCCATAGATGATTTACGTGCAATTGTAGAACTTCTTAAACCTGAATATAACATATCATTACTAGCTTCATGAAATTCATCATATGCATAAGCAGAAATGTTTTTACCATCAAATTTTTTTGCATCTGCTGAAACAATTTTCATGTAACCTTTTGCTTTTGAAAATTTAATTTCATTCCTATAAACCTTTAAATATTTTGATTTTGGATCTATTGATTCACTGAATGCAACCGCTGTATCTAATAAATTACCTTTTGCATTTTCTCTAGTTGTACAGGCTAAAATTATTTCTGGTGCTGCTTCACCCTCTGCAACAAATAAATAAATTAATATAGCAATTATAAAAGCTGTTTTTCCATTCTTTTTAGCCATAAGCATAAATGAATTTTTTACAACTCTTCTATTATTAGCAACCCAATAAAAACCAAACATTGCAGCAATACAGAATTCTTGCCAGTCAGTTAAAATAAAATTTAATCCTGCATCATCTGCTTTAAAGTGCTTTATATTTGATATAAAAGAAATAACATGTTGTACCTTTTCAGCATCAAAATACATATCAGATCTTTGTAAAAAACTTTGGTATCTTTTACAAGCTAATTTGACATATTCACAGGTTACTATTTTATTAGTTAATACATCATCAACATATTTGTTATATCCTGTCATGTATTATCTTTTTATCTGGTTTATTTTGCGAAAATGCTTTAATTATATCATCGTCATCATCTTCATTATCGGGTGGTGTTGGTAATTTAATTACTGACTTTTTAGTTAGAAGAAATTCAATTAATAATTTCTGCAACTGTATTGATGCATTCTTTGATATTTCAATTGCTGGATTAGGTATTTTATTACCAAATCTATTAGTTAATAATAATCCCTCTTTTTTAATTGTTCGCTGACATTCAATAAATGTATTATAGTTTTCAGCAATCATATTTAAGCCTGCTGTCCAAGTTTCATCAATTTCACCATCTTGTTTTAATTTTTTCAATACATCTTTCATGTATGTTTTTACCTCATTATCTAATTCGGGGTTTATTTTGTATTTTGCCATATTATTGTTTTTATTAATATATGTGCTGTTTTGTACAGTAAAGTGCCAGAAATCGACTGAAAACAATAAAAAAAGGTGCTACACTGGAATGAGTGCAACACCTAAAAATAAAAACTAATGAGAGTAAGTTTTTAGTTATTTTCTTTTTTTTATTTCAATTAATTCTGCATTTGGGTTAAATATATTTGATGGGTTTATATAAGAATATGAATATTTTGAAATTACATCAACATACATCTCAGCAATTAATATTATAGCATCATTATTTTTTAATGATTTATTATCTACTAATAAATCAATATTTCCAAAAGTTGCAAATAATAATTCAGAATAATCATGTTTTAATTCAGATTTAAATTCATTTTCAAATTCATTTTCAAATTCTTCATTTAATGAAAGGATGATTAATTGAATTAATGATTTATCAGTTATTTCTGAAATTAAACTGTTTGGTAATTTAATTTTTGCTGTTAATCTTTTAGGAGTTAATTCTTGTTCATTAAAATCAACTTCTTTAGGTGCTTTAGTTTTACAATTTAATCCAATAATTAGTGTTGCACCACCATTTGTATATTTTTCAAATATTGTTGATATGGTATTATCATTATTTTCATTTAAAACATCTTCATTTAATTGTAATTGATTATTCATTAAATTATTTATTGATGTAATGATTCTCTTTTCTTTGTTTTCCATTGTGTTTAGGTTTTAGGGTTTGTTATTTTAATGTTGTAATGGTACAGTATTTTGTTAATTCATTGTCATAACTCCACCAGTTATTATCACCATTGCTTGTTGTTGGGTTACTTATTGTATATTCAACATCATTTAATATAAATGTACCATATGCAAATGTTTCATAAGGGTTTAAACCAAAATTGGTTGTATAACATTTTGTTTTAATTAATTCATAATATTCCAATAAATCAGCTGTATTATCTAATTTGATTATGTATTCAATTCGATCTGAATATAGTAATGTATTACCTACTTTGCCGAAAAAATCTTTTTGTTTTGTTTCCATGTTGTTGTGTTTTTATTTGTTATTTTATTTGTATACTTATAAATAGTTTGCTAATTGCAAAAGTTCATATTTATTTTTATTTATTTTACTTGAAAGTGCAATTTATTATTCATTCTAAATAGTGTTAATTAATGTGATAGACCGAACCACCAAACTATCCCCAAAAACTAAACATCAACAACACAAATCATCTTTAATTAACTTACACTGCAAATGTACTAATACTATATTTTAATAACAAGTTGATTAACATGTGTTAACTTTATATTATTGAATAATTTTAAAAATCTTCATCTTTGGTTTTATTTTGCTTCTGATTTTTTACTGTTGTATCAGTATATTTGAATATGAACCCACCAGTTGTTTTTATTCTGTTAGAACAAGACATATATATGTTTTGCTTTGGAATACCTGTATTAATGAATGCATCATCACTACTATTAAATGTATTTATCAATTCACCCGTTAAATTATATTGATAGATTTTTTTAGGTGTTTTTTTCTTATATACTGGATATTGTTTATATGTAGGCTTGTTAGTTTGCTTATTGTGATGGTGCGAATGACAATCACAACATAATGTAATTATATCAGACATATTATTAAATTCAAAGCCTCTGTTAATATATGTACTGTGATGTACATTTAAGTTTTTATCACCATTACATAATCTACATACATTTTTATCAATTCTTTTTCTTTCATTTGATATTATTTTCCAGTATGGACTTGCTAAATAATCTTTATAATCCATATTGTTTAGTAAGTCTTTAAAGTAGTGATAATATTCTTTGATGTTATTAGCTCTTTGTTCTAAATATATAAATTCATTTTCTTTGTATTCATATTCATTTATAATATAGTCACAAATGAACAATGAAAGATTTGTTAATGTGTTTGAAAATTCTTTTGTTATAATTCCTGTATATCCATTTGTTATTGATCCTTTTAATTTATTGATTAACACTTCGCTTTTTTGTGTATATTTTGTATTCATATTAATTTTGTTTTATATAGTTATATTCTTTTATTAAATTTGCATTAATCTCTTTGATTAATTGGTTATGTTGTTTTATCAATTCTTTTTGATCTGGTGTTATTCTTCTTTTAATCGTCCTAACATTTAAACCTGTATATTTAGCTGTTAAATCAAGTGTTATTTTCCAATGAATTTGTTTTATATCAACATTGAAAAAATATTCAATTATAACTAAACTTTCTTCGCTTCTGGCTTTTTGATATAGAGCTAATTTATTTTTACATTCTGGATTAATCCAACGGTCTTTGTAATATTGATTAATAGGTTGTAAGTTTTCTTTGTTGGTGTATATTTTATCAATTGTTTCATACAAAAATTTATCTGAAACATATGTATAGTACAATTTCTTTAATTTGAAATTTACTACATTAAATATTTGTTCTGGTGTTGCTGTTGTATTTAACAGAATAAAATTATTAATAAACATTGGTATGACATTTGTTTTATCATCTTCTGTTAATATAATTTTGTGATCTAAAAATTCAAAAGGGAATGAGGCACTAAAATATAATTCAGTGGTATAAATTATTTCTTTGCCTTTGTAGTCTGAAAGTTGTTTTTTGTAGATAAAATTACTTAGTATAGTAGTGTCACTATTTAAGTTTTCTTTGTTTTGTAGTTTGTTTGATGTTTCCATCGTTGTTAGTGTTATGCATAATTATTTTAGTTTAGTGTTTTAGTTTATATAAAAACTAGGGACGGGCAAACACTACTAAAACCGCCCCCAGTTTTAAGAATGAGTAATTAATTCATTCTTGTTAATATAAATATAAACTAAAAATCAAAAGTGCATTGAAAATAAAATATTTCTTTGTTTAAAATGAAAATAATTTAAAATTGTCTTAACTGTTTCAAATGTACATATATTATTTGTAATTAACAAGTACTTTGAAAATATATTTCATAAAAAGGTATGACGTTGAAACTGTTGATTAAATTATAATCAGCTACAACTGTATAAGTAATATTATGAGAAAAACAATAATAATTGAAAACAATCTAATCATCTATTATAATTGAATAACGTTATGGGAAAAGAAACTTTGCTTTCAGCAATAACATATTGATAGATTGATATTAATAATGTTTAATAGTAAAATAGTGACAGTACTATACTAATATTATACAGTAGTGTCACTTTTTTAAATATAGTTGAAAATAATCTATCAATTATATTATGAGAAAGAAACCTATGCTTTCAGCACAATCATATTATAGATTCTTTGTTAATTTAGTTGATATGTTATTATTCAATGGAAACACTTTTTCAATTATGATCTATTCAATTATAATAGTTGAACTATGTTAATCAAAAGAAACTTTGCTTTCAGCACAATATTTTTATTTATAATGTTGTTTTTTAAAATTCTTATTGATATAATCAGGCGCATAGGCGCACACACCCCTGTTCACTAGGCAAAAAGTTAAAGAATAATCTATAATTTTCAATCTACCATATAATATTAACTATTTATAATTATAATTGATTGATTATTACTGATTTATTATATTATTCAATAGATTATTGTTAATTACTCTTGAAATATATAAAGGGTTAGTTATACCAACGGGAAAGTATGAAGCGATTTAAAGCCCATTACAGCTACTTTAACCAACCGATTGAACGAATATACCTCATAACTGCTTAAACAGCCCCAGAACATCTTAAAATTAGTATTTAGGCATATAACAGCCATCTACCAACCTAAAGGATAAAACAAGCCATTTAGAGCCGATTTAAGCGACTTTACCCATAAAACCATACAAACATACCAACCAGAGTGGAATAATTCAACCAGCATCAAGCAAATATTAAAAAAACATATCTGTTGAATATTTCAATACCATATAATTAAATTATCTCAATAGATTATTTTGATTAACTATTTAAATAACTAACTGAAAAGTTATAATTGAATAAAGAATAATCAAAATGAAAACAATCAATTTTAAAACCATCTCAATTATAATAGTATTAATTATATTGAACTTATTAACTATTACATATTTCAAAAGAAAGAATAATAAACTATCAACAGATAACTACAATTTAACTGTCCAGAGCGACACAATTAAAAAGAGCTATAACCGATTAACAAAGGAATATGAATACACTAAAGCATCCTATGCAGTTAATACAGTTAAAGATCTTAAGCAATTCAATAAAGACTTATATAACCAGACAAAACAGCATAAGAACACCGCTGTAGCAATACAAAGCACAGCAAGTATTTATATACCAAGCCAAAGCAAATTAAACAGCATAGCGGACACAACAGACACATATATTAAAGAAAGATTTAACTTTTTGTATGCTGATAGCTCCATAACACAGAAAATCAGCGGTTTAAACACAATAAATAGGCTTAACAACCAGATAATAACCAATTTAGACACAAATACAACTATTATAAAGCTGAAATACAGCATAATAAAGGTAAAAACAGGCTATCAAATCCAGGCTTTTACAACTTCAAAGTACTTGAATATAAGCGATTTAAATGCAGTTTATATTGAAAATAAGCCCAAAAGTAGGTGGAATGTAGGGTTATTTATGGGCTATGGTTTGAATAGTAATAGTTTAGGTAGTGATATTCGGGCTGGTTGGTCTTGTGGTGTGGGGTTAAATTACAGATTATTTTAACTAATTGCTATCTGGACATTGCAAAATGAAAATAAATGAAAATAATTTATTTTTTATACTCACTTTTGAAATTAACAAACTATTTATATATGTAAGCAAATAAATAACCAAATAAAAAACATTAACATGAAAAAAAAATTAAAAACATTAACAACAGAACAATATGAAAAGTTTAATAAAGCTACAGATGTAATTGCAGAAATAATAGCATATATTATACCTCCCTTATTCATAATAGGTTTAATTTGGACTGCTTATTCAATGACAAGTTATAGAATAAAATCAGAACAAGTTTACAAACAACAACAAACAGTAATACATCAACAAGATAGTATTCAATGGTCAGAAATAAATAACAGAATGGCTAAATATAAAATATAATGAGTGGGATTTGGACGAAAGAAAGTAAAGAGTTTGCAAACTCACAGGAAAATAGAACCGATACATATATGAGTTTCTTAACTGGTTCAACTGGTTGGTTTTCTTCTTTTACTGGCAACGCCAGAAACAGCGAAATAGATTATAATTACATTGATAAGAACGGCTATACTGGTGTTATTGAGTGTAAAATTAGAAAGTGTTCTTTTGATAGATTTGATGAAATGTTTATTGAACTAAACAAATTTAATGCTTTAACTGGTGCAACGCTTTCATATTCTAAAAGCACTTATATCAATTTTTTAAATGATTCAAATGATGAATTTTTGATCTTTGATATTAGAAAAATAATGAATAATCCGCTAAACATTCAACGTAATGTTTATATAAAAAACTTGAACTTACCAACCGAAAATAACTATACTGCCGACCGCTATTTATTACCTAAAGAATGGGGTAGACATTTTAAACTAAACAAACTAACTAATGAATATGAAGAAATTAAATGATGAAATAGTAAAACTAAAATATATCAATGATGAAAAAATTGAATATGCTGCTGGAAAACTAACTTATGAAAATGATAACTACAAAGTAATTGATTCAAGCAATGAAATACAATTTGCAAGCCTTAACCCATTAACCAAACAACAACTAATAATGAAAAATAAATTAATTACAGATGAAACAGAAAAATGATAGATTAACAATAGTTTTTGACCCTCATTGCTATTTGAGATTAACCGAAATGAAAAATAAATTAAATGTCTCTTATGCCAGATTAGTAAGAACAATAATAATGTCATTCATTGAAAAGAATGAAGACCACATAAATAATTTGCTTGATAAATAATTAATATGATAGCTGGAATTTATAAACTTGAAAATAAAATTAATGGTAAAATATACATTGGTCAATCAATTAATATAACTAAAAGAATGTATATGTATAAAGGTTTATTTTGTAAAGGTCAACCAAAAATTTATAATGCATTAAAAAAATATGGCTTTGATAATTTTGATGTTGAATATTTATATCAAAATGATAGTGATAAAATAACTATTGATACATTAAATGAATTGGAAATATTTTATATCGATTCTTTTCAAACAATCAAAAGAGGATATAATTTAAAAGGTGGTGGATATAACGCTACACTTTCAGATGAAATAAAATTAAAACTTAGTGTATTAAAAAAGGGTACAAAACATACTAGTAAATCAAAGTTAAAAATGAGTGTTTCACATTTAAATTTATCTTTAAAATCAAAACAAAAAATAATACAATCTGTAAAAGATGCAAATTGTAAGCCAGTTT